ACTCTGCAATAGATTGTAATGTTGCTTGCTCTGATAATTTTCTTTCTGCTTCCGCTTGTTCTCTTTCATCTGCCGCTTGCAACAACCCTAACGACTGTGCAGGAAATATATTCTGTAGTTGTTTTGATAAGTCCCTTAGACCTTCTGGGGTGTTAGGATCACCAGCCATTAAAGCATCTGATAACTTTTGAGAGGAATCACGCATATCAAGACCTAGCATACCGCCTAAGTTTTCTTTAACCCTATCTTGAGACTCAGCAATATTCATAAAGGTAGCACTTGCCAAAGGGTTAGCTAACGCTGCCACGCTACCTCTAGGAGCCATAAAGCTCTGAGCTTGGCCTAATCTTTCAAGCATTTGTCTTTGTTGTCTTTGTTCAGGAGTTTCAATAACATCTCTAAACAATGAAGGTATATCTATAGCCATTATTGTCTCCTATGGATATGTAGCACCAGGGTAAGCCCCAAAGTCACGAATTTGACCAATTAAATTAGAAAATAAATTACCTCCATCAGAAGTTGTAGTAGTAGTTGTACCACCACTCTGACCCGCCCTTTCAGCAGCCAACAAATCAAACAAGCCTTTGTACTGTTGCTGTCTTAACGCATTTTCCAATGCCCTAATGCCTAAATCAGCTTCTAAGCCTGATTCTGCTAGGCCGCCAAACAGTTCACCCCTACCTAGATCGAGGGCTACCTGATTTCTATTCAGTTGCAGCATAGGATTCAAGGCCGATAACAGTCCTGCCTGTGGTGTATAAGCAGCAGGTATAGCCTGTAGTCCTAATTGTCCTGCTAGTCCTAACCTACCCCTTAATTCCTGCAAGCCTTGTAGGGTTTGTTGAGAACTTAATGCCTGTTCTGCCCTAGCCTGATCCATAGCACCCAAGACATTACGGCTTCTTTGTTCTTCAACAGCTTTCGCTAGTGCCAGTTCTTCAGGTGTACCGCCAAACATAGCCGATCTAACACCGCTACGGCCCTGATTAACTAACCTTTGCTCTAAACCTAACCTAGCCCTTTCACGTTCAGGAGCTTGTATTGCTTCTAACCTGTCAAATAGCTGTTGTTCCCTAGTAGCCCTAGCTTCAGGGGTTTGAGTTAGCATATTAATTAAATTAGTTTGTTCTTTTTCTCGCTCTTCAGGACTGCCAAGAATGTTAAATGCTTCCTGACTAAATCCTAATAACGAGTTTTGAAGGTTTTGTTCGGGCTGAGTAAGCTGTAAATCAAGACCTGTTGGCTTTGCTACCGCTTGTTGTCCTGTACCTGTAGTCACAGTAAAAGGCTTGAATTGTGTTTGCCTGTCTAGCTCACCAAGAATACCGCCTTCCATTTCACCAAAATATTTATCGCCCCTAAGTTGGGTTTGATAGCCTCGCCTAGCTTCTGCTAAATCGCTTATACCTTGCTGACCCAATGCAGCTTGACCGATAGCCCCTAAAAGACCTGCGCCAGTGCTTCCTAAAAAACCACCAGAATTTTGACCAAATAAATTCTTACCAAAATCTACAACATCAGCAAAATCGACCATTAGTAAGTCCCTCCATCTATTGTGCCAGTGAACGTGCCTGACACCGTGAGGTCAGCAGCCGTTGTAGTCCCAGTAAATGTTGGCCCAGCCGTGTCTGCTTTCGTTGAAACTGCTGTGGCGATATTGTCAAATTCTGTATTGACTTCTGTGCCTTTGACCAACTTGGCAGCATTACCTGATACCAAAGAATCTTTAACAGCAAAGTTTGTGGTTTTTGTATAGTTGGACATTAGACTACCCTTCCTAACAAAGCGTGTACGTTGAGTTGTTGTATCGCTATTGACTTACCATTAACTGTAGACTCTACACCGATAGATACTACAGAACCAGAACCAGAAGTATTAACCTTCTGACGATTAACCAAATTTAATGAAGACGCATATTCAGCAGTCGTATTGTATTCACTGATATTATACTGACCCGCATTGTTAGCAGGTAGTGTATATGCCTGTTTTTTATAGGCATTTGTATAATCATACGCCCAGTTTAATACAACAGTGGATTCTGCCCCATCAAATGTAGTCAGATTAACCTTCTTTAAAAACTTTAAAACACTACTGTCACCAAAAGCTAACGGGTGACTGAAGTAACTTATCTGATATGCCCCATCATTATCATCATACCCTGCATATTGGGCGATTCCTGTTGCAACCCCGATATATAAGGTTTCATCAGCTAGATTTGTAAAACATAACGGAGCCAAGCTAGTCCATGTGGTTGCCCGATACGACCCATCCTGAAGAGGAAAACGGGTATCAAACACATATACCTGCTGTAATGTAGGGAAGTTCACCAAAACAAAGGATTCTTCTGGTGAATAGTGCATCTTGATATTGCCAGTTTCACTAGGAATTAGATTCTTAATATCATTGTTGACGTTCTTGGATATATCCCCAATAGGTGAGGACTTCTCCTGTATTGTCCTAGCCAAACTCCTAACACCAGATCGGTCTAGAAATATTAAATCTTTACCTGTAGAAACTACGCAATCCCTAGAGACACAACCTATATTTGAAATTGTATCTTCCAAAGTCATAGAAGCAGGTGCGCTTGCCCCTGAGTAAATAACAATCGAGTCTTTACCGAATATGATTAGGAAGCCGTTATGAGCCGCTAGAGCAACGATTTCGTCATAGCCTGTAGGCCATACGTTTGTAATATCTATTGAACCTGTGGCTCCTCCTGTCCATGTAGTGCCATCTAAAGTATCAGACCAGTAAATAGTAGACTTATCAGCCGCAAAGTCAGCAACAAACAACCTACCAAACGCTGCCAAGACCTCATTTCCCTGTGGTGGTGTACCTGCTGCACCTGCATGGGCTGACATCTTTTCTAAATTACCAACACTGTGAGTATAAACTAACGGCTCATGCGCCCGTTGAAAGAAAAAAGCATGGTCATTAAAGTTCACAGCCTTCCAGTTGTTAGCACTTACTGTATAAGAACCTGGAGTATTGTCAGCTAGTGTAGAAGTCCCTTTAAATAATTTGTTATTACCTGCTGATATTATGGCTGTATTTCCACCGCTATCCCTGTACTGGTGTATCATTTCAATACCCGCAGATGACCCAAGGACTGAGCTACCATTACTGCTAACCATTTCGTAGCCTTTCCTAGCAGCTACCCTACCTTCTTTGTCAATAATGCAGTTATCTGCAACAGAAGCAAACGTAGGGTCTTGAGCTAAAGGGGCATCCTGCGTGTTAATACCCGCAAACCCTGGAGCCGTAATTGTTATGCTTTGTAGTCTCTGAGCCATTAGTTCACCATAAATGTTATCTCAGAAGGATACTTGTTAGCGTCAAAAGCTACTGCGTCAGACAGGGCAGTTGAAGCAACCGCAAACTGTTCAGCAGCCGACTGACCACCAGTTTCACCCCTTTCCCTTAATGCCATAGCATACGCTAACTGTATGACAGGGTTAGAAGGTACTGACAAAGCTGTACTGTCAGAAGACAAATCAGCCTGTGGAACTACTACGTCAAAGCGTAAGTTATAACTATCGTTAGGCTGTGGGTATAGTTTAACCTTCAGGTCACCGCTAGTGTCTTTGCCTATAAACGTATAGTAATCAGGGCTTCCAGCCACTACAGCCGTATTGTAGTAAACATTGTTAAAGTAGGACTTACTACGCAGGTACATGAACTTCTGGCCTGTCGTATTCATTACATCCTTAACTACTGCCTGATCTCCGCTACCTGTTAGTGAATATTCACTTGTTCCGCTAGTTGTTGTAAGTGTTATTGAGTCCCGCAAAGCAGTCCAATCAAATGAATTTTCTACTATTTTCTTAGCGTCATTAACTAAATCGCCTATCAAAGCAGAATAATCTGTACCATTTGCAGTATCTACAGTGTCTTCTCGCAACCTTCGCAGAACATTATTTATCAAATCTATATACGTCATACTAATGTCCTCAATAATCCGCTAGGCAAATTAAAATCTGGAATGTTATCTAATCGAGTAAATCTTGGCTCAAACAATATGTCATCAAAAACAGTCTCAACTATAGGAGCAGACTGAGATATTTGCATTATCATCCCTGCTTTCTTTTCAGGCTGCTTGGGTATAGAAGTAGGAATGTTTAATAATCCCGCAGGTTGATCGTCTACATTTACATTACCTGTACCCGTCTGATCTAAAACACTACCACCACTAATAACTGAAATATCTTTGTCTTTGTCATTGTTAATAGTATTGTTACCATTTCCACCACTAGCAGCAGCACCTCCTGCTGGGACATTACCTCCTGCTGGAACATTACCTCCTGCAGCACCACCAGCACCTGATCCTTTTGCACCACCACCAGCGTTATCACCATTTGCTCCTGAACCAGTATCTGCGCCAGCTCCTGCTCCTGCACCAGCTTGATTATCAGAACCCTGACCTGCAAGTATTGTTCCGATACCAGCTACATCAATCGGAGTAATATCTTTTTTGTCTTTTTTATATTTACTAGGATGTTTCCAAGTGAAACTCATGGTCTTAATAACCTTTGCTGTTGTGCTCTAATTGTTTGTTTGACTAATTTTGCTTGTGCCTTTTTTGCCCTATCTAGTTTTAGTTTACTTACTAGGTCCGTAAATATATATCCGT